TAAAACTAAATAAAGTTCACTTATCTTCTTTTCAAATTGCATGGCATTATAAAAGATATTTATTAGGAATTCGTACTTTTATCATAGTTAAAAGGGTTAAAGACGGGCTTATAAAAGTATACGACAACGAAAAAACGCTAAAATTAGCCAAAAATGGCTTCAAATGTCCGTGTTTCATGGTTCTTGAACCTCGAACCAAGTACCAAGAATTACTTAAATTGTTTGATTAATTCTATAATATGGGATAATATGGGCCATTAATTAGAAAGGATAAAATAGAATGAAAATATCAGTTAAATTAAATAAAAATTCTTCTTTTAATGATGAAAAACATTTCTTTAATTGTTTACTAGATTTACTTGAAGAATGGGATGATGAAACAATAGGTCTTGGAACAAAGGAGTGCGATAAGTTAGACGCAGGTTTTGACTATGACAGATTTATTGAATTAAAAACATTTTTAGAAAGGAATAAATAATTATGGCTTATTCTTATCCAATTTGGAACAATGTGGAAGCGTGTATTTATGGCAGTTCAAAAAGTTGGGGTGCAAGAGATACTTGCAATGTAAATGTGAACGTTGGTTCAAGTGCTAAATATTCAAATCACTTTGTAAACCACACAACAACAAAAAGAGAAATAGAAAAGGACTTATTTGAATTTAGATTTTACGTTGATAATAAAATAATTAAACGTGCTTTATTCGATAAGAAAAATAAAACTTTTAATTTTTTGGAGCGTGAACCGAGCACCACGAACCAAGAACCAAACCCAAAACAATTAGAATTATTTAAGAAAGGATAAATTATGGAATGGAATGTTAAGTTTAAACTTAAAAGAGAAAAAAATTCAGAGCAGTATTTTAAAGATGATGCTTGGTATGAAATATCACATATTAAATCTGAAATTATCACATGGTTAGAAGATTTAGATTATGAAATAGATGATTTAATTATTACAGAAAGAAAGGATAAATAAATGATTAGCGAAAAAGATAATTTTATAGTTGATACAATAGTTAAAAACCATTTAGAAAATTTTGATGAAAATCCACAAAATGTTTTAGATTATTGCATCGCTTCTTATGGAATAAGTCAACCAATTCAAAATGATTTAGGCATACTCATTCAAGATATTAACGATAAAGACCACGAATATTTTAAATTTTGGGATAAAGAAGAAATAAAAAAAGTTTCAATTTTATTAGATTTTATAAGAAATGGTGGAGCTAGAAAAAACAATGAATAAAAGACAAAAAGAAACAATATATATTTTAATATTTATTATTCTCATATTTGCTTTTTCATTCATGATAATATAAGATTAATCCCATATTAATAGAAAGGATAAAACAATGGCAAAAGTAAAAACAGAACAAACAGGAACAACTAGAAAAGTTAGTATTGTCCCAAGTTGGTGGGCAGCGCTTAATATGGCTAAAATGGTTTTTCAAAATCCTAAAGCAGATATTGAGGGCGTAAGAGGTGCTAACGATATTTTAAAACAAGCATCTATTATTATTGATGGATTAGGAGAAGAAGCGAAAGAAAACCCAACAATGACTATTCAAGATTTTATTATTAAAATTAAAAAAGTATACGACAAGAAAAAATAAATTATCTTTTTCCTAGGGCCGTGAACCTTGGCCCTAGGTACTTAAAACCAAATCAAATAAAAATTAATCACTTCCACAGCTGGCGACCCCCCTAAAACTAGCCACGCAAAATAATTTACACTGCGCCCCCAGTTTGATACATAGAACACTATGATAAACAAAACGGAAGTTCAGCTTCAAGAAGATTTAATTAAGGAACACTTAAGAAAGTTAAATTTGGCAGAAAAAAGATTCATACCCTTTGTTAAACACGTTTGGCCAGAATTTATTGAGGGAGATCATCATAGAAAGATAGCAAAAAAATTTGAAGATATTGCAAACGGGAAAATTAAAAGATTGATTGTTAATATGCCACCCCGACACACTAAATCAGAATTTGCATCATATTTGTTTCCTGCTTGGATGGTAGGTAAAAATCCAAAATTAAAAGTAATACAAACTACACACACAGGAGAATTAGCAGTAAGGTTTGGTCGTAAGATGAAAAATCTTGTTGACACTAATGAGTTTGCTCAGATCTTTGATGAATGTAAAATAGCAGCGGATTCCAAAGCTGCAGGAAGATGGGAAACAAATAAAGGTGGAGAGTATTATGCAGCAGGGATCGGTGGTGCGATAACCGGTCGTGGTGCAGATTTATTAATTATAGATGATCCGCATTCCGAGCAAGACGCTTTAAGTGACACGGCTCTTGATTCAGCATACGAGTGGTATACTTCTGGTCCTCGTCAACGTTTACAACCTGGTGGTTCAATTGTCATTGTCATGACAAGATGGTCAACAAAAGATTTAACAGGTCAATTGCTAAAAGCACAAACGGAACCAAAAGCGGATCAATGGGAAGTAATAGAGTTTCCTGCAATCTTACCAAGTGAAAAACCAGTATGGCCAAACTATTGGAAACTAGAAGAATTAGAAAGTGTTAAGGCTTCTTTATCTGAAGCAAAGTGGCAAGCACAATGGCAACAGAATCCTACATCAGAAGAAGGTAGTATCATCAAACGTGAATGGTGGAAAAAGTGGGAAGAAGATGACATCCCAGATCTTGTTCATGTTATACAAAGTTATGATACAGCTTTTAGTAAAAAAGAAACGGCCGATTTTTCTGCAATTACTACGTGGGGAGTTTTTTATCCACCTAATAAGGGTCCACACCTAATTTTAGTTGATGTAGAAAAAGGGAGGTGGGATTTCCCTGAATTAAAAAAAATTGCATTGGAGCAGTATAAATATTGGGAGCCAGAGAGTGTTATTGTCGAGCAAAAAGCAAGTGGTACCCCCCTAACTCATGAACTTCGTCAGATAGGAGTCCCTGTGCTAAATTTTACACCAAGTAAAGGAAACGATAAGCACGTTCGTGTCAACTCCGTTGCACCAATCTTTGAAGCTGGAAAAGTGTATATTCCAGACAGAAGGTGGGCAGAAGAAATGATTGAAGAATGTGCAGCTTTCCCTTATGGTGACCATGATGATTTAGTGGATAGCATGACACAAGCTGTGTTGCGCTTTCGACAAGGTAACTTTGTTAATTTACCTAGTGACTTTGAAGATGAACCACGTGACACGCACTATATGAGGGAATATTATTAATGAGTAATGATGATAGATATGGTCAACCGGTAGGTCTGGAATCAATTTTAAGAAAATTAGCGATGGAAGTTGCAAAGGAACAATTACGTTTAGGCAAGATTGACGAACCACGGTTCAAGGAAATAGAGGAACAAATGTTTCCTACGCCTAAAATAAAAAAAGCAGATGGCGGTATTATCAAATTAGAAAAAGGCGGTGATCCCTTGCTTGGTCAGATGATTGAAAAATTAAAAAGTAAACCAAAACTTGCATCATCAACTGCTGCTTTGACAGATGTTATAGATACATTAAACGAGCCACCAGGCACTAGAGTAGAAAGAGAAACTTCTAAAATATCAAACATACTTGCAGGTTCAGATGTTAAGCGTGCTATGGGCCCTGATCTGTTTGAAGTATTTAAAGACTCTGGAATCAAGACAGCACAGATTAAAAAAATAGCAAACGTGCCCGACGTAAATGATTTTGTAGATGATTTTGATGGTTTTAATAAAGCGATGAAAAAATATCGAAACACAGCTCTAAAAGGTTTAACAAAGCCTCAACTAGATTTAATTAAAAGTTCTGGATATCTAGCTGGCTATGCAGAACAAATGAGAAAAGATATTTTAGAAAAAGGCGTCACTAAAAAAGGCAAAAAGTTTATTGTAAAACCAAAATATAAAAATGCCATTCGTATAGGCAAGAATGGTTTACCTGTCATTACAAAAGCTTTTGAAAATAAATATTTAGATAAAAATTTTGATTTTGTATTTGAAGCTAAAGGCACAGCTACGGGTGTTGACAAACCTAAGACGCAATCAAAAATTTATACAAAAATTAAAGAAATAGGAAAAGATACTTTAAACAAAGCACAACAGTTTAATTTAGATTTAGTTTTGTCTCAGGTAGATAAAATGTATAAAAATTCACCAGAGCAAGCAAAGAAAATTTTAAAAGGCATAGCAGATGCAGTAAAAACAGGAAGATTGTTTATGGGTGGTCCTGCAACTTTTCTTGGAGAGAGTATAGGAATGGATATGATGGAGAGTCCAGAGTTTCAAAGTGTAATAGCTAATGATCCCTCACTAGCTTCATTTTTTGGTATTCAAGGTGAACCGCAAGTTTTTAAAGATGGCGGTAATGTAGAAAAGATGCTAAAAAAAGAAAACCCACTTTTAGATGTTTTAAGGAGTAGAGAGTAAATAGTATGGTTGTAGAAAAAAGAATAGAAGCTAACAATGCACCTATAGATGCAGAGGCTGTTGATGTAGAAACAGTAGAAAATATAACGCCAGATGTGGTGATGACAGAAGATGGTGGTGCGATTTTAAATCCTACACCAGAACAACCGACCACAGATTTTTTTGCTAATCTAGCCGAGGTGGTGTCGAAAGATGAGTTACAAAGGATTTCAAGTAAACTTCTTGGTGAGTTTGAAGATGATAAATCTTCTAGAAAAGATTGGGAGCAAGGATTTGCAAAAGGTTTAGATTTACTTGGTTTTAAGTATGATGAAAGATCCCAACCATTTCAAGGTGCAAGTGGTGTAACACATCCATTACTTGCAGAGTCAGTGACTCAGTTTCAAGCTCATGCATATAGAGAAATGTTACCTGCAAAAGGTCCTGTAGATGTAAATATTGTTGGTGAAATAACCACGGATAAAGAAGCACAAGCAGAGCGTGTCAAAGATTTTATGAACTATCAAATAACAAATGTTATGCAAGAGTATGATCCTGAGATGGATCAGCTATTATTTCATTTACCTCTTGCAGGATCTGCATTCAAAAAAGTTTACTATGATGCAAGTTTGGGCAGAGCAGTATCAAAATTTATTCCATCAGAAGATTTAGTAGTTCCTTACAACGCTTCCGATCTTATGACTGCAGAACGTATTGCACATGTTCTTAAAATGTCTGAAAACGATTTGCGTAAAAAACAAGTATCAGGATTTTACAGAGATATAGATTTATCACCTGGACAAAGTGACGAAGATCCTGTTCAGGATAAAATGGATAAACTTGAGGGTGTGCAAAAATCAGAAGATGATTATGAGTTTAATCTGATAGAGTTTCATGCTGAATGTGATATCGAAGGTTTCGAAGATAGAGATATTAACGGAGAACCAACTGGAATTAAATTACCATACATTATTACTATTGATGAAAACTCAAGAGAAGTTTTATCAATATACAGAAACTTTAAACCCAACGATCCAAAAAAAGAAAAGGTATCGTTTTTTGTTCACTTTAAGTTTTTGCCTGGTCTTGGCTTTTATGGGTTTGGTCTTATCCATATGCTCGGTGGTTTATCAAGAACGGCTACCAGTGCGCTTCGTCAGCTCATTGATGCGGGAACCTTGTCAAATTTACCTGCAGGATTCAAGGCACGTGGTCTTAGAATCAGGGATGATGATTCACCAATACAGCCAGGAGAATTTAGAGACGTAGACGCTCCAGGCGGTAGCATTCGTGAAGGCTTAATGCCACTGCCTTACAAGGGGCCTGATAATACATTATTTCAACTATTAGGATTTGTCGTTCAAAGTGGTAGAGAGTTCGCTTCTATTGCTGATCAAAAAATTGGTGATGGTTCACAAGCCAATCCTGTTGGCACAACTATGGCATTATTGGAACGTGGCTCACGGGTCATGTCTAGTATTCACAAAAGATTGCATTACGCACAACATATCGAGTTTAAAATATTAGCTAGAGTATTTTCAGAATACTTGCCACCTAGTTATCCATACTCAGTTCGTGGTGGAGACCGACAAATAAAAGTTTTAGATTTTGATGATCGTGTAGATGTAATACCTGTAAGTGATCCTAATATATTTTCTATGACACAAAGAATATCTTTGGCTCAAACTCAATTACAATTAGCTCAATCAAAACCAGAAATACACAGCTTGTATGAGGCATACAAAAGAATGTACATGGCATTAGGGGTAGATGGTATTGATGCAATATTACCACCACCACAACCACCAGCGCCAAAAGATCCAGGAGCCGAGAACTCTGCAGCTTTAAAACAGTTACCTTTTCAAGTCTTTCCTGGTCAAGATCATCAACAACATATTAATGCACATCGTGCATTTATGTCATCGTTTCTTGTAAAAAATAATCCGCAAATATTAATTATATTACAGGCTCACGTGTCAGAACATATTTCACAACAGGCAAGAGAAGAAATTGAACAAAAGAATGCACCATTAATTCAAGAACAAGCTATGAAGTTTGGAGGACAATTACCACCAGAACTTCTACAACAATTTCAATTGCAAAATGAAAAAGAAATTGCTGAACTTGTAGCAAAAAGAACAGAAGAGATGGTAGCAGAAGAACAGGAATACTTAGAGGGTAATCAAACTGATCCACTTCTTGAGCTTAAAAAACGTGATTTAGATTTACAAGAAGCTGAAATAAACAGACGAGCTATGAATGATCAAGAAAGATTAAAATTTGATCAAGAAAAAACTGAAGAGCAAGAAAAAATACAAAGAGAAAAAATACAATCTAATGAAGATATATCTCAATTAAGAGCAAACGTTAATTTATCAAAACAAAGGGGTAACTGATCATGGTAAAATTTACACCGGCAGAGATAAGAAAACTAAGAAGACAGCTTAAAGCTAATAGAGCAAGAATAGATCCAAAAGATATACAAAAACTTTTGCGTGCAGGAACAAGAATTCCGACTTTTCAGTCATTGAAAGGTTTTAAAGGTGGTGGTTTAGCTGCTGCAACAGCAAAATTAAAAGCACAAGGTCTTAAAAAGGGTGGTGTAGCCGAAAAAAAGGTAAGCAAAGTAATGAAAGAGTTTAAAGATAAAAAATTAAACATTGGAAAATCAAAAAAGAAAGTAAAATCACGCAAACAAGCTATTGCAATTGCCTTAAACAGGGCAGGCATATCCAAAAAAACTAAAAAGTAAGTTGTAAAAGTGAAATATCAGTCTAATATAACTACTATGACTGAAGCAGAAGAAAAATTAGCTTTTTATTTTGATAATTTAATGGATTTTGCACATAAATTTTCAAAAAACAGCGATGACAATGTGTTATTAGCTGGTGCAATGATGGGAGCAGCCAAAGTTTTGTATGAAAACAACTTAAACTTCAAACAATTTCAAGAAATTTTAGATCATAACGTCAAAGACTTGAAAAACTTGCTAAAACCAACTATACATTAATTATGTCTGACGAAAATAAATCAAAAAATACTTTAACAAAAGCTGAAATGAAGATGATTAATGAAGCTGTAGAGACTGGGCTGTCAAGAAAAGCTCTTTTAGAGTCCATTGCAAGAGTAACTGAAGACATTGGTATCGATAAAAGAGCAGGTTTAATTGAACAAGAAATAGCTAACAAATTTAAACAGGGTAAAATGGATAAACCTCCAAAACCCACTGTAAATCCGGGTAAAGGTGGTAAAGGTAATGTTACTTTAGAAAGAGAAACAGTCACCATTAATGACAGAACGTTTATTAAAAAACCAGACGGATCATTTGAAGAAATCATGAAACAAAAAGATGGTGGATCTGTAATATCTATGAAAGAGGGTGGTGTGCCTGCTGAATACAAAGGTTTTTCAATGTTACCTGAAGCTGTTCAACAAAAAATGGACCCTGAACTTGCAAAAAAATACAAAAAAGGTGGTTCAGTAAATAAAAAAACTGGTATAAAACGAAGAATAACCATAAAAGGTATGGGTATAGCAAAGAGAGGATTTTAATGAAATTTAAAAATGCAAAAATGACTGAGGTTCCTAGTAAGAATCCTTTTCCAAATACTATTGTTGCATCTGATGCAGCGGTAACTTACGCACCATTTGTTGTTAAAAAAAATAAAGGTGCTGGACCAAAAGGACAGACTAGTAACATGCAAATTAAAAAAGTAAAGTTTACTGGCGTAAAATAGTTGGTTGAAACAATACCAAATTTTTTACATCCAGAACTTCACGCACTGCTTCACAAAAAAACTTGTGAGGAATTTTTATCTGGAGATCCGGAACCTTTATCTTACAACTATCAACCAGGTGTTACACATTTAAGAGATGGGTTTTTTTTCTTTTGTCATATATTATTAAATAAAGAATCTTATTACGTTTCAAAATTTTATCACGATATTGGTGGTCCTATTTTAGGTAGATTAAATTATAATTTTATTCACCGTATGAAAGTTAATTTATACACAAACACAGGAAGACAAGATCAGCACAATTTTCACACTGATATGCCTATTGATCATAAAATTTTATTGTACTGTTTAAATACTAATAATGGATATACAGAATTGGAAGACGGGTCAAAAATGCCATCTATAGCAAATCAAGCGTATATTTTTAACGGAAACATTAAACATCGGAGTGTTTCACAAACAAATAGTCATATAAGAGTAAATGTAAATGTTGTTTTCACATAAAATTTTGTATACAAATATCTTCAAAAAGGAGGTTTCTATGAAACTTTTATCAGATCTATGGGATCACTTAAAAGAGTG